CGTTATCGTTTGACATCGGATGGTTAAGCATCAACTGCACAAGCCCTGAGATGTTGGTCAGTGGTTGCCGAATCTCATGGCTCAGCATAAATCTGAACTCTTCGAGTAGCAACTTCTGCCGCTCATGATTGTGCGAGCTGATAGAGGTGACATCAACTAACTGGATCCCGACAAAGTGCAAGGTCTCTCCAATGGCGAAGCAGTTCCAAATGTTGTATCTGTCGATGGTATTCTTTTGGCGAGTGCGAGCATAGACACGCGATGGATCTGGCGAATGCAACCGAGCCAATTGAACGGCCTTGATGAAATCTTCTTGGTCACCCTCGATGCTTATGATGTCACTTATTTTACTTGGCTTGATGTGGCTAACATAGTTCTTGAACAGCTCATTGCTTGAGACAATAAGCCCATGCTCATCAGTCACCACATAGAAGAGGTCAATGGAATTCTCTAAGATGAAGAGCGAAGACATGCAGAGAGTTCGCTGTAAAGATTATTCCAAGCGGACATCGAGCTCCATGCCCATTGCGCTGTGAGGTAGATTGTAAATGTCAAGAGCACGCCCATGATTGGGCCGTCCATTGTAGGCTTGTATTCGGAGTACTCGGTGCGAGGCTTGATGATTATCTTCGCTTCTGGCTTTGGAGCAAGTAAGAATGCAGAAGTACTCGGCTTGATGGTGTCGCTTGCGTAGGTTTGTTGCATCATTTGTGGCTCTGGCATTGGCTCATCAGCAGGCAGCTCGTAAGTTTGCCCCCATTGATTAGTGCAATAGTTGCGCCCAAAGATAGTGAATTTCTCCATCGATTGGTAGACTATCTGCGGCTCGATGTGAATTGTGTGGTGATGCGTATGGACTTTGCAGCCAAGACCCACCACGCAACCTTCATCGATTGTAGTATACGTTGAGTCTCTTCCTTCATCCATTGTCATTTGCTTTAGGTATATATCCTGCGGCCACCATAGCTGCAACGATGGCTGCAAGTGTCTCTGTTGTAATTTGCTTAAAGATAAGCGCGAACACAGAGCAGAGAATCACCAAGCTGCCAATGGTTGGCCTCCAGTGCTTAACGATTATATCAAGCATTCGCCTTGGTTTGCTGACTCTTCTTGCGGCCATAGTTGTCAAACGATTGGTGTGAAATATAGTTGCGCCTCTTTCTTGCGTCTTCTTACAAGCCCCGTTGAAACCTCTCCGCCTGCTCTGTTCCACTTGAGGAACTCGGCTGCAATTTTTGGGTCGTTTGGGTTGAGCTTGACAAACCTCAACAGCTGAGACTTGGCAAGGTTGCCTGCGCCCAGGTTGTATGTAAAGCTTACAAGCGCATCAAACTGATTTTGATTCACCTTGGTTGCGTTGAGCAGCCCAATCACGCTGCCTTCAAACTCCTTAAGATGATCCTTAAGAAGCTGCGCCGCCTGAGCATTGGTTATGGTCTGCCCAAGCTTCACCTTACTGCCGTCATGGTAGTAGGTTGCGCCGTAGCCAATGGTCGGAACTCCTGCTGAGCAAAGGTAGCTAGTCAGTCGCAAGCCCTCGAACTCTTGAATGAGTCGTATGCCGTTGCTAGACGATTTCATACTGGAATTGGATGGTGCAGTAAGGCATATAAGAAGCAGTTGTTGCAGTTGTTAAATCTACAAGGCAAGTGTTATTGGTTAAATCTGCAGAAATAGATAAACCAACAATCTCTGCCAATGTGCCGATAAATGACCATTGCATTAATCCAAAACATTGCTTAATGCTTGTAAAGATAGAAGCAACTGGTAGTTCAATCTCAAATGCTCCAGTAGTTTCTCCAGTATCAAGTGTTATTTCTAACTGAGCAGAGACTGTTGCAATGTTTCCAACTCGGATGTAAGATGCAGCGTTAACATTTACAACAATGCCATTCACTTCTCCGCTGATTGTCGGAGTATAGCTGCCACTTGATAAGATGTTTCCCAATTCAATCTGCGAAGATGTGCCTTCAGGGGATTGAGTGGTGTTGCTTACGTCAACGATGTAGAGCAAGTCATTGCTTGCTGCTTCCGTGATTGTTACTAGGTCGGTAATTTTTACTCCTGCCATATCGTTAGTTGTTAGTTATGTAGTTAAGTGCTTTTGTTGAGTCGGTGAACTTGATGCCATTGAATGTGAACTGATTTACATTAATTAAGAACACACCAACATTAGTGCCTAAATGAACGCACATATCATCTACTACCTCAACAGATTCTACATTGGATGCAATTGCTCCAATCACCGATGAATAAAAGGTGACAAAGCCACCTTCGAGAGTTATGTCTATCATATAATTGTCATTGAGATTAGTGAGATTAAAGATGAATCTAATGCACTGGCATTTTGAACTGCACCGATAATGTACTTGTCGGTTGTCCAATCAACTGCGATTGCAGAGAAGGTTGAATTTATATAATCATTTAGAGCATTAGATGTTGTTGGTGCCAATATCTCAGTATTAGTTGTTGCATTTTTAACGGCTGCCGTCCTAATAATCTGCAATGAAAGTGCTTGTGTTAATGTTGCAGTATATGTTGCAAGTAAAACAGCACCAGTCAAGTTGTTTGCTGTGTTCGCGTAAAGTCGAATGGTATATAATCCATTTGGATTTGTCTTTCTACCTCTCAACTTAAACTCTATTACATTAGCAAGTGCCACAGAATTAGCTGGTACAAGAACAGAAGAACTAAAGGTGTTCAATATTCCACTTGATGCAGCTCCATCGGTTGTGTTCTTATAGACTCCCAATGATGCAATGGTGATGTTGCCACTGCCAAGCAATGAAGTCGAGTTGATGGTCTTGATGTTAGTGCCGCTTACCAGTGCGTCTTGTTTGGCCGCAAAAGTTGTGAAGTCAGCAGCACTCAATGCTCCTCTGTTGGCAGCACTTGCAGTTGGTAGGTTAAAGGTATGAGTCGCAGTTGTGGATGATATCGCGAAGTCAGTGCCTGCCATTCCAACTGCGAGCAGCTGAGTCTGAGCAGTCAGTCCATTAAGCGAAGTCAAGCCAGTGGAGAAAGTTGTAATGACTTGGCATAGGTGACCATTCTCAGTATGAAGTTCAATAGTTCTGCCCGATGTATTTACAAATACTCTTAGTGCTAATCTATCGGTGACTGCAAGGGTTGTAGCAGGCACTGCTAATGCAGTGAAATAAGCATCTAATGTAGTGCCGTTTGTTATGCCTTCAGGTGTTGCTGAATCAGTTGCAATAGATGTGAACGTAAGACCAATGGTATCATACTTTAGCAATTCAACATAATATGATGGACTACCACCGTTTGATGTTGCTCTAAAGAATAGTTCTAAATTCCAATTTCCTGCCGGTATTGATAGTACACTTGGGTCATTTGCATCTGTGATAAACTGTGCAATCAATCCATTGCCTTGAGCATTAGTTCTTGTGAATGTAGTACCAACTCCTAAAATTGCAGCCTTGCTCATTTGCTCGTAAGCAGAACCTGCAAATGTACCTTGAGGTACTGATCCGTTGAGGTAGTAGCTAACACTTGATCCGCCTCCACTTGATGTCGGGAAGTTTGCAAGTTGACCATCACCTCTGATGTACTGCGTTGCAACTCCTGCCGCTGCAACCGCCAATGTTCCGCTCGTTGTTATTGGATTGCCAGTGACAGTGAATGCAACAGGCATCGTAAGGTCGACCGATGTAACAGTGCCCGTTGGTATAGTCGGGAATGCAGTCGGTGTTCCTAAGCCATCAAGATAGTCAGTGCTCAATCCTGTTGGCACATTAAACTTGCCATCGAAGGTATTCCAATCTGTTGATGTAAGATATCCGTCAGTGCTGCCATCGGCTTGAGTGATGCTGATATCTGGATTTGCTCCTCCGCTAGATGCGATTGGAGCAGTGCCTCCAACTGATTCCACAATGGTCGCAGGAAGCACTGGAATTGTTGGCTTGTTTAATATCTGATTGTTACCGCTTGTTGCATTCCAATCGGCAGGCCTTTCAATAGTTTGGAATCCTGCTCCAAGACTTAACCAATATGTGGTATTAGTAGGTAGTAATGAATCATTGTTTGCAATGCATCGGTAGATATTTCCAAGATACCATACTACATTGCCAATCACGTACTGATTGCCCGTTGCGCTTAAGTGATCAGTTGAGAATGCAATGGCAGTTTTTAAACCACCGCCTTCGCCACCAACTGCCACCAATGGATCGTCAGGAGTTCCGTTGCCAGTGATGGTCACCCCATCAACAGCAACCTCCGTCAAGCATGGTGTGCAAGGCTGCAAGTCCGGGAGTGGAATGTCACCCGTTGCACAGATATCGTAGCAGCCATCTTCTGTTGTTGTGATCACTTGAATATCGAAGTCGACAGTGACACATGCCCACTCATAGTTCGCTGTTAGGGTTTTAATCTCGTTGATG